CTCATCAGCCGCAATTTTAATTTCTTCAGGCGCAACAATATCTCGGATCCTGACTGCTTCAATCACCAGACGGCGTATTTCTGATTCATCTGCGCCCAGCCAGCGTAGAAGTTTACGAAATTTAAGTGTAAGGTGCCGGCCTGGTTGATATCCAGTTTTATAACCACAGTTAAAGCAATGGTAGGAAACTCCACCATTCGCGTTGGCAGTTATACCAGCACGACCACGAGTGTCTGGCGTTTCGCCATTATGAACACAGCAGACGCCAGAAAAACTAATCCACCCACTGGGACTGGTTTTTCGTCTGGCTGGCAGAATTGACTTTACAAAGTCCTGAATCAGCGTTATCACAAATCTCAGTATCAGTACAAGTTTTTAATTACCTGAAGTTGCCCAGCGGCGCCCCAATTGTCATCCACATATGCTGGCAATGTAAGGTCACCATCAGTATAACTCACTGTGTAATTATAATACTCTTGTGAGAGATTGTCTACACTTGACTTGTCCAATACCACTGTGCCCACGGCAGTAACCACGTTACCAATTGTAACATTACCGGTCCAGACAGCAGCTTCGCCCTGGGCAGCAGTCAGTGTCAGGGCAAATGACTTGCCAGCAATGTTCGCAGCCTTCTGGTCGTTGTTACGGAACTGTAGAGTAATAACATTATCTACACCCTGATAAACCTTGATAGGTCTGCTGTACACAATACGGTTCCTTGTTTTTATCTCGGGGTCATCATCCAAAATCTGAACAATGACTTTATTGTCATATAAATAACTGGTAATTGTGGTCATCAATCATGCCCTGTAGGACTATTTATACCGACACCATCAATGGACGAATCTTATAAGAACTTACTGGACCAATACCCGTTCATCAGTTATCTGACCTATGGTGGCAATGAATATCTGGGCATTATTCAGAATTCAGATGAGATCATAACTACAATCTACGACTACGGACTACTAAAAACTCTGGAGCAAAAATCCCGGTTCCTGGAATTGGCTGATCAGTGGTGGTGGGAAAGCAATCGACTGGTGCCCATCAATGTATTTCTAAAACACGACTGGGCCGAATTCAAAATTTGCATCAAGACATTCAACAGCAAAGATGTCGTCATACAACACGGTCCACAAATCAGTCTTAAAGAAATTGCTCAAAAACGCAGCAAACGCAGATCCATCACACTTGTTCGCAAAGTAAGTTAAGATTTACCACCACCAGTTGTGCGTAACTCACACTATGCGACCTCTTGAAATAATACCCGTCATCCGCAGGTTTGTCCCAGATGGTTTTGGCAACTTCTGACCAGGGACGACCAATCAGGTGCCGTTTGGCTGGGCGTATCACAGCCAAAAACATAGCCAGTCTGGGTATACTGTCCACAGGCTCGGGCATCTTGAGCAGTGTTTCATAATGATTGTTGATGTGCACCAGTTGTTGACATATTTCAGGATCGTAGAGTCGGGCCCAGTCGGGTTCCCGCATCAGCTCAATCAGATGTACTTCGCTTCGCACTTGCCGATAGACGTGAACATTCAACAAGTCCAATTTGATGTATCCACGCTGCTCGGCTATCTGATAATCCAGACTCGCACACCCTGAAAAGGGGTCCACAGGTATCTGTGTGGCATACACTCCGGTATTGTGTTTGACAAGTTTACCATCGCGCAATTGACTGGCAGGGATCACATCCAAAACATCTATCAACTGTTGTCTGTCAGCCAGATCTATATCAATGTCCGAATTAAATTTCATTTCTATGACAATCCAAGTCCGGTATATAATCCATTAGTCGCAATCCTCTGGAATTATCTAGCAAATCATTAAACTCAAAAAACTTTTTCAAAGTATTTGCATTAATTTGATTGGTATTAAATGTTTTAATCAAACCATCAACAAATGTTTCTAATAGTTTGGTATTTTTGTAACATTTTAAATCCTGAATTTTAATTAATTCCCCCAAAATCAATTCACTGTCAGGAAAATTAAATGGGGAGAATATGTCATCTGACGATTCCGCTAATTGACAATGTATTAATCCTGAAGGATAATTATGTTCTAAAAATGACAGTATTTTATATAATGAAGAAATATTATAAATTGACACAGTTATATTAAACGATAAACTATGTCCGGATTCAACAATCCAATTAATATTATCGCAAATGTTTTTCCAATTTGATGGCCACCTTACATAATAATTTAGTTCATCAACTCCATCAACACTTACAATAAAGCATACATTTGAAAATTTGCTAATTTGATCTTTAAATTTCTTAGAAAACTTGTGAGCATTGGTGTTAATCATCAGTTCAAAATCGGTATTTTCTTGCCCAATACAATGATCTAGAAACCGATAAAACTCAGCCATCGCAGTTGGTTCACCGCCAGCCACATACATTTTAAATAAATTATCAAAATCCACAAAATCAAAGTCAGTGTAGGTAGGTGTTGGAATTTCTGTTGGTATTAATTTCAGTAATTTATACTCTTGTTCAATCTGGTTGCTGGACGTTGGTCCACAGGTTCTGCACAGCAAATTGCATACGTTACTAGCACGAACTTCGTAGTAGGCAGGTTTGGTAATTTTAAGCAGATCGTCAATGGATTTTAAATTGAGTCTGTTGGCCCATTCAACAGTTTCTTGTTGTCTGGCACTTCGCATCCCCAGTTCCTCAATTCGATAGCAGGCAGAACAATGCTCAGGCAACCGGCTGCCTTCAATCATATGTTGTCTGATGTGTTGATATTCGGGATTGTTATGAAAATCCAACCCCCGCAAAGGTGCTACTGGAGTTGCAGAACGGCAGCAAACAGTGGTATTCCCGTTGTTGACTAGCAATTCAATAAAAGGAAAAATACAAAAACTTGTATTTTGATCCACTAGATTTTCAAAAAAACTAACATCGGTCATATAGGACTTGTCTAAAAATTCAGCATTTACCTCTTGCCCAACACTGACAGTTACATAAAATGCGTCTGGGTGGTTGTATTGTTCTTTTGGTTGATCTAATACAATAATCTTATCAAACTTTTCTGAAATATCAATAAGTTCTGCTCGAGACAAATCAAATAGACTAGTTTGATAAAACCCATCACAAATTTCCTGATCAACACTACTTAGAAGTCCCCGATATTGTGTCCCAGATAACTGCTGCGTTTTAATTTCAGTGTCTATGGTATTATTTCCAATACACAAAACTTTCATAAACCTGCCTCTCTCAATATCAATTTGACCCATTCAGTGTCTGCCACATAATCTTTGAACTTACGCTGCCAGAAGTCGGGATCTATCCAGGGCAGAATAATGGAGATATTTTCCTCGTTGAGTGTTTCCAGAAACTCCACGCCACTGGCACAATTATAAACAATCCAGGGACTGACACGACCATTGCTGATATGATGGCAAATACGATTGGCATTGCCATATCTGAAATAATCGTTGAAATTTGCTAGTGTTTGCACTTCATCTGCATAACTTTGCATCTCCATGAGTGCACGTTCTACTGCATCCTGAACTGCTTCGCGACGCATATATTGGTGCAGGTATTCCACATAGATGCTTTCTTTACACCAGTGATCTAGCTTTTTGTTTTCCCGAATAACCCAGTCTATAAATGCGCCAGAATTAACTGCTCGGATAGCAACCAGGTGGCGTCCAAATTTTACAAATGCCGTGTAGTAGGAACTGGCTACAAAATCCTCATAGCTCTTGAGTTTGGCAGATCCTTGTGTGACTTCGTAAAATCGCAGGTAGGCCCTGAAGCCCAGTTGAACTCCCACCTCTTTTTCCTGCTGCCATCTGCGTTTGGTTTCGCAAATGTGTGCGGCCAGAGTGCTTTCTCGTCGGAATTCTTTGTGACAATAGATACATTTATATGCTTTTATTTCGCTCATAAATTATAAGCTTCAATGATTTCTCTGGTGTTAGTCCAATAATCATTTTTAAGTTTCACATTTACATCGTACGTTGAAACTAACCAATTGTCAATCCATGCTTGTTTTATAAAATTTTCTGAATTAAATTCGTAATTTTGTTTACTAACAATCGATTGAGTGATTAAATCAATATCTTTATCAATATTCCTATATCGATTGTTTTTTTTGAATGCGGAAAGATACTCAGTTATATTTGCAACAGGGAATATTGGTAAATTAAATTTATGCAATATCAATTTACACTGCTCTAACAATAGTTCATCATTATAAAAACATTCAAAATTCAAAAAATAATCGGCTGAAGGATATTTTGTTGGATTGGTGAATTTTTTTATAGTTGCACCATTGTTACCAAAAAAACACAACCTGGCCCATTCCCTTAGGTATTTAATTTCAACATCACCAGAACTAATTCCAGACACAGTTTTTAGAGATGGCAAAAAATGGGAAAATATTCTGTGATGTTTAATTTTATCAAAAGTGTCTTGATGTAATTCTTCTAAAATAATGTTTATGCCTGATGTTCGATTAAAACACACTGCAATATATTTCATGTAGGAACAAGGAGTTATTCTGATATTAATAATCTCATCACACGACGAGGACAAATAATCCATTCGATGCGTTGCTTCAAAAATCTTTGGCGGCTGGTAGGCAACTCCATCATAGACATGGCAATTGTCAGTAATTGGATTGGACTCAAGCTGCAGACCACTGAATAAGTTCAATAGCATTTCTAAAAACTTGCCATGACTGCCACTAGAGTATAAAATCCCAATCATTATAATTCTAATTTGATTTGCTTGTCGTCGAGTCCAAGGTTTCGTGCCAGGCTGTCAATATCTCGTTTATCATTAATTTTTGCCAGCAATTCTATTTCATCAGATTTCATGTTGGGATAGAATTTAGCCAAGAACTTACTGGCTTTGTTGTTGCCTTCTTTCTTTTTGGTGCCCAACCAATAGTGCCGTTGACGACCCATGCCAGGGCCAACACTGGTACATAGCAACCACTGTAATTTGGGATGACGGCCAATGTCAAAGAAGTTAATGTTGACTCGTTCATTGGTTGCTCGCAAATACCATTCCTGTAAATCTGCACTGCCTTCCACACTGGCACCATAACGCAGCATCAGGTAAGTGGAAAACTTTTTGCGTTCTTCATCAGTAAACTTGTCATAATAAGCACGATCTTTGCGATCGAACGCCGCCATTTCGTTGCCAATGTACAGAGGATCTGTGTTGCTCATGATCTGCGCCTTATAAATTCTAACAGCATGGCGATACTGCTTTGCATGTCTCGGACCTGACTCTGCAGACGATGAATCTCTGTATCTTGTTTCCTGACTTGTAATTCCAGATCCATCATGCTGGCAGTGGTTTCTTTGATCTTCTTTTCATGACTAAACAGGTTGGGACGAGGGATATCGGGATTTGCCGCTCGCTTTTTCTTCCGGTTAAACTGTGCTGGATTAAAGGCCATCTGTGTGGGTCTCACTTAACTTATATATCATGATACACTGATCCAGGGCAGCTTGTAAAGTTGGGTTGGTCTGGGCAGCCAGCCTTATGTCATGCCAGAGTTGATTTTGTCGCAACTGATCCACCCGGTTTCGGGCATCATCACTGACACTGTACAGAGTACGCTGGGCACCACCAGCTTGACGAGCGTAGACGGTCTCGCCACCATCTGGCGATTCATATACTATATATTCACTGATGTGTTGTACCGGTCCTACCATATCTTACCATAATTCACAATTTCGCTCTGTCTGCTAATGTCTTTGACGAAGTATGCACACAAGGGACTGGGACCATTATTCAAGGGCACAGCCAGCATCTGACCAGGTTTGAGTTTGGGAAAATACCATCGGACATCCTGATAGATGTCAACGATTTCCACTGGATGAAACTCGGGTTTAAAACTATTCAGAGGGTTGAATGTGAATGCACTGAAACCACGATCATTGATGGATGTCAGTGGTATTACCTCCAGATCACCAAACTCTTGTTCACCAATCAGCAACTGCCAGTCCACTGGCATCCGGATGATATTGCCACCAATGTTCAGCACCAGTGCCGGACCATTGAAACTTTCCAGGAATATCAGAGGGATAAAAAAATAGTCGGGATTTTTTGGGTCACTGTTGTCTAAAATAGCAAACCGCAGGTCATCCACCTCGTCTGGTATTTCATTCATTTCAAATGCCTGATTTTCTAAAGTCAATATCATCATTGGTTATTGCCACTCCACTCGTTCTTGGGCATAAGGATAATTAGCATCCTTATAGAACTGTTTACGTTTGGTTAAATGCCGTTTGGCAAACTTACAGGTACTGGTCACATCCCAGATCTGGACAAAGTCCTTGTCTTCCGCCTTGCGAATGCCGCGACCGATGCTCTGGATGACCCTGACAAAGCTCTTGCCAGGCTCCACAAGTACAAGGTTGAATATGCGAGGAATATTAATGCCAACAGCAGCCACACCATAAGTGGCCACAATAACTTTGTCATCACTGACTGCGACTTCTTCATACTGCTCTTTTCTGTCATCCGACTTTGTGCTGCCCGAAACAAATACTGCATCCTTTATCTTCTCCACCAACAGTTGCCCTGGTGCAATTCTGTCCACCAGGACCAGGGTATTGCCTGTCTTGCGCAGAGACTCCACCAGTCTGGCAATGTACTCCATTCGACCGTCGGTCTCTAACAAGTATTTAAGCTCGGACTGATAATCTCGATATTCCACATGATCCACCAGTTGCAATATGTTGACATGACAGTTGGCCAGCACGCCCTGGTCTTGCAGTTCACTGGCACTGAGTCTGCCTA